TGTGATTGGAGAATACTGCAATCTGCTATTTAAATACTGTTGTGTCGGTAATTTCTTCATTTGTATTTTGATATCTGGAGTAGTATTGCCTTGAGATCTTCGATTGCCAGCGCAATCTCCCCCACATTCCCCGTGGTTGCGCACATCTTCTCAGGTGTAGCCCAGTGTCCTTTTCCTGCACCCTCCTTATTGGAGGTGAGCTCTCTTGTCTCCAACAAGTTGTATAACTTATAATATCTACGCTCCAGTTCAGCCTTAGTGAATGCAATACTAACCTTTGAACAAAACGGCATGTGTCAACACTCCTTATAAGTAAGGCGATTCACGAGGAGTCTCATGGGAGCTCTGGAGAGCCCGAAGGTTTCGCTCAAGTACGTTATGGTCTCCCCATTCTCATATTTTTGGCGAATCAGTTTCACTGTTTCGCACTCGAACCGTCGCTTACCATAATTGGTAGGATTTTCGGAGTTAAACTCATAGTCCTTTGTCTGCTTCTTACGGCGTTTTCGCAATCGTATATTCCGTATGGTGCTTTCTTCCACACCATATATCTCTGCTATTTGTGCGTTAGTAAGCCTATTTTCCTGAAACTTCTCTACAAGCTCTTTAATGTCAATCATCCAATACCTCCTTCACAACACCCCAATCACGTGGTTTAAACCAATCATTTGGATTCTTCTTGATATACAGTAGAGCACCATTGGATATAAGATAGTCGAACCATTGCTCTCCAAAAAAAGTCATATACTTGTCGACTACAACTTCTTGCATATCCTCCTCTGTTTTTGCATCTTCGAGAAACTTCTTTGCTTTTACATCTCCGACTCTTGGCAATCCCGGAATATGGTCAGTGGGATCGCCTTTAAGAAGCTGCTCATAGAAAAATCTTTTCGCCTCTTCTTCGGCGATCTCCACTGTTGTTAGATGTCTCCTTTGGAAATTGTGGTAGCGTCCTGGAATACAGCGTAGATCTTTGTCTCCGGTGCAAACCACATACGGGATTCCGTGTGCTCTGCATTCCTCTGCCCAGTAACGGACATAATCGTCTGCTTCAACTCCATGAGCAGCAATCCCCAACCCCTCTTCTAAAATCCTTTCTGTTAAAATTTTGGCATATTTTCTGGCGGGGTTCACGCTTTTGTTACGATTGGCCTTGTAATCAGGGTAGATCTGTAGTCTGAAATTATTTTGTCCCTTAACAGCCATCAAATATTCCGTAGAGTAAAATCGCTCCAGCAATTCCTCCAGAAGTCCCTTAAATTTTGTCCAACACTCTTCAATGAATTCTGCGGTCTCCTCATCGGAGTATGTCATCAACTCGCCTGTCTCTTCGTCTACGGTAGGATTATTATCCAAATACCTTGAAGAGACACTTTCGTAAATTAACATATCTCCATCAATTAGAAGTATCATCTTTCACTGTCACCGTACCCAACTTCAGTGCGGTCCTGTACATGTCGAGCTTCTTCTCAATGTGTGGAAGAAGCGCTTCCACCGAGAAATCCAACTTCAGCTCGTACTTCAACGCCACGATATTGAGCACGGCCAGTGTGTCCAGGAGCTCCTTTTGAAAATGTTCGATGTTCGTGCGTTCATAATCCTCGAACTGATGCTTGTCCGAGAATCGAAGTACTTTGGCAGAAGCCTGAATCAGCTCGGCTAGCTCTTCCATTAGGTTGATCATGAAATATTCTTTACTTGTCATTCTTACTCTCCAGATACGTTTTGTAGTCAGTGATTGGTTTGTTCAACTTAGCCAGTACCGCCTTGTATTTCTTATTTGGGTCGATCTCCCTATCACACCCAAAGACCTTCCCCACACCGAAAAAATCCCCGGTTGGCAATAGTAAGAAATCCCCCACCACAAATTCTCTTGGGGAGACATATGTATAGAGATTGCTCCAACGTCCATACTCCCGAAATTTTACGTGGATTGCGTACATTTCAGTGGGTTTCCTCCCAGTTCATTCCGATCTTAGATGACCCATCCATGATGGTTATTCCAAATTTCTTCGGTCCTTCGCGGAAGCCCTCTATACCAATTTCTGCGGCTCTTACAGCATCTTTCTCTTTCACCATAAACTGGACTTCGTCATGCATGTAAATCAGCGGGATATACTCAATATTTTCTTCCTCGAGTTTTTCCACAATTGTAGCCAGACTTGAAGAGCAGGTGATCTTTTCTGTGGATTGCAGAAGATATACCAGTAACTTGTGAGGAGAATCCACGTAGATCCGGTTTCCTGCAATGCTCAAGAAGAAGCTTTTTCCATCCCGATAATTGCTCTTGAAGATCTTCTCAAGTCGCTTAACAAGGAGATCGAACCCTGGTATTGCTTTCAGGAAACCCTCTTTCAGCAATTTTCCCTTCTTCGGATCATTCGTTCCAAAAATATACAACCATAGCTTAGTTCCTGAGGCTCCGAACAATGTGGCATACAATACACGCTTTGCCGTAGCTCGTTTGACTTCGTGGTCTATACCCATACTCTTTAGGACATTGGTAAGCATCAATGCATTGAATGTATGGATATCATCATTCAACAGAATATTGGTATATTCATCATTTTTCAGGAAGTGAGCCAATCCCCTGGCCTGATTTCCTGCGGAGTCACACCCAATCAACTTCCATCCTTCTGGAACATGGAACAAAGCGCGCATCTCCTTGCCGAATGCTGCTTCCACTGAGGGTATATTGACTATACCTGAATGGCGACATCGCATACTGGGAGTTCCAATGTTCATTGCCGATCCATGGACTCTTCCCTGAGAGTCTATGTTCTCCAGCCATGTTTTCAATACGCCGTTGCGACTCCTTGCCACCATAAAATCTAAGTAAAGTTTTCCATCACCACCCAATAGTTCCAAAGAATCCTCCGTAACTTTTGGGGATGTTTTTCTGCGTTTCCCAGTGACTTTGTCTTTTACCGAATTCCATTCTGTTGGGATCCACCCGTGTCTACTTAGAAAGAGCTTTACATCATCGGAGGATTCAATGGAAAGGGGCCTGAACTCCACCCTAGAATAAGGGCCTTCGATCATGCGGGTTTCGCCAGGGTGTCCTGACCACGGATTCACTCCGAACCAATCTGCAGTATTGGCCGAATACCTGCCCTCTTTAGTCCATTTCGGATCTTTCCACGGTACTTCTCCTTTGGAAAGATCTTTGGCCACCGTACGTGAGCCCAATACACTGTTCAACTTGTTTGTGGCATTGTCCATTTCAGCCTTGAGAACTTGCAGCAGCTTCCTGCCCTCCACTACATTGAAAGGAAATCCGTGTACTTCTGCCCGAGCTATCCAATTGCTCGCTATATGTTCGACCTTGAGGTACTCCTCCAACATCTCAGCTTTAATCAGAGGAAGCTTGAATTTCTTGGTTTCAAACTCTATCATCAAATATTTGTAGACGCGCTCTCCAAGTTCTACGTCATTCTCGCAGTATACCCGCATCTCCTCGGAGTATTTTGTCCAATCATCAAATTTTCCTTTCGGAAATCCTAGAAATTCGCCCCATACTTCTAAACTATGTCCTTTTAAATCGAATCTGTTGTAATCCAATATTTGGGAATAAAGCAGAGTGTCAAGCACTTTTCCCTTAATCTCGAAGCCAAACAATTTCCGCAATACGTTGGCGTCAAATCCAACTATATTGTGGCCAATGACTTCATTGTTTTCATCGGATAGGATTCCCATCCATCCCAAATCGCCCTCCACATAATCATAGATTTCCCCGGAATCGATGTTCTTCAACACCATGAGATGCATCCGGGTAACTGTGTCAAGAAGACCATCCGTCTCAATATCAAGAACTATTTTGGCCACTGCGCAATGCCCTCCATACAACCATGTATCTTACTCCGAATTCCCCCGCCAATTCCAGCATTGTCTTCCCTTGGAGATATCCAATTCTTAATGATTCCTTGAACTCTTTTGAGTATCTTTCTTGTTTACGGGGAGTATCTATTTCTGGTGCAATGTTTTTCCATGTTTTACCTAAGCGAATACGCGAAATCGAAGAATCACTGATTCCGAACATCACAGACAATTCCTGGTTGGTCTTTCCTTGTTGCATAAGGAGCTTAAGATCTCTAACTGCTGAATCACTAAGCTTCGCGCCATGATGTTTTTCGCCTAATGGGAAGAGCCCCTTTTCTATTGCATCCAATACATTTTTGGAATGTGAAACGTACATCAAGTTCTCCGCCCTGTTGTCTAAACGATCCCTGTTTTTATGTAGGACATCCCAAGCTGCCCGACCATTGCTCCTCCTTGGACATGGGCCAATGAATACTTCAGCGACGACTTGATGGACACAAAATCCAAGTATCTCGCCGTTGGAGCAGAGTGTAACGCGGCGATGGCCATCCTTTCCAACTGAGCCTTTGAGCAACCGGGTTGTCTCAAAGTTGATGATTTCTCCATCACGACTAACGCCATAGTGCGTATCGCGGAATCTTTTGAAGTTTTTCATATTAACACGTTAATCCTTCATATTCGCTTGTATAGATAGAGAGATTTCCTAGTGCTCGTAGTAACTTAATTTCATCTTCTGAATAATACTGATGAAGTACCGTTTTCTTAGTGAAGATTACCTTCCCGGTGCCATTTACATTCTGACCCGAGAATAATATCTCTCGAATGATTTTGGTGTATTTTCTGCTATCACAGTACTCCGCAGTATCTACAATGTCTTCCTGTGCAAACTTTTCGCTTTCTAGACCAAGCTCAACGATATCATCCCACCGGGTGTAAGCATAAAACTTATAATCAGGGTTTTCTGAGCAAAATTTTTCTACGATTGGTAAATCGAGTGCTGCTCTGATTAGAATGTTATTGTCCAGAACTTCAGAGTAATTGCTCATCTTATTTCTCCGGCCATTTGAATGATATTTGCATGTTTCTCAAAAACTCGTTAATGATACCTTTAAATTCTTCATCAATCTTATCTGTAACTAGCACGTGTTGCGGATGGATCTGTGTGTACTTAATTCCTGTCTTTTTCATTTTTGCCATGTAGGATTACTGCTTTCATTTATTAATCTCCACCACGACTAACGCCATAGTGCGTATCGCGGAATCTCTTGAAGTTTTTCATATTAGCAAGTCAAAGCCTCATATTCGTGGGTATGGATGGAGAGCTTCCCGAGCGCTCGTAGCAGCTCAACTTCATCCTCTGAATAATACCAGCTAAGAGTAGTTTTCTTGGTGAAGATTACGTCTTGTTCCGAGAACAATACTTCCCGAACGAATTTGATGTATTTCTTGTTATCGCAATACTCTGCTGTGTCTCTGATGTCTTCTTGTGCATGCATTTCTCGGAGAAGGTTTAGCTCAACAACACCGTCCCAACGGACATATCCCTCGAAGTTATAATCGGGATTCTCATCGCAGTAATTTTTCACGATGGGCAGATCAAGAGCTGCTTTTAGTCGAACGGTGTTGTCCAGAACTTCTTGGTAAGTAATCATATCACTTCTCCGGCCATTTAAATGAGACGCTCATATTTCGGAGGAATTCATTAATGATGCTTTTGAATTCTTCACCAAGTTTGTCAGTTAGTAAAACATGTTGAGGATGGATTTGGGTGTACTTAATTCCTGTCTTCCTCAGTTCTTCAACTTCGGAGACTATAGCGAATACATCGCCACTTTTGCCATGTAAAATTACTGCTTTCATTTATTTACCTTTAATTGATATGTTGCCGATGCTTCCTCCGGGGTTTCAAAGGTTCCCAGATGTACATTTTTCCCATTTCGCCAAATTTGGGCCGCAAATTTATCTCCCTGTTTGATGACACCTTTGGGCAAACCGCTTTTCTTCCGTTCAGCTTCAGAAAGAATTTCAGTCCGGGCATCCTTAAGCTCTTTGAGCAATCTCTTTATGGTTTCTTCATCCTCATTATCTAGTATAATCCCAATTCCTTCTTGCACTACATCCCCTGCTATAATTGGATCTCCATATTGACCCAAATAAGTATTCCCAAATACTGGAACACCCCACGGTATCCGGGCTTGATACTTTACACTCTTAGTGTCCCAATGAACACCCTCCGGTAATCCATTATTGTTGGATTTATTGTTATGATTCTCTGAACTGGTAACATCCCTTAAATTGACCAACCTATCGTCATCCCTAACCCTATTGATATGGTCAATTTCATTTTGGGGCCATTCTCCATGTACATATAGCCAAGCCAATCGGCCCGCCATATAGCCCTCCCCACCGATACTTATTCGACGATATCCCTGATTATTTATGGTTCCAGCAACTTCACCAGCAAATTTTGCACTCCACTGCTTGTCGCCTACACGTGCCTTCCAAATAAATTCCCCCGTCTCTGGATCGTAATCGAGCCTACCTCTAACGTGATCTGCGTGCATTCTTTTCGATATCCCTCAATACAATTCGTTGCTCCAATGATAATTTCATAGCGGCCTCTCCCAAAAAGCTTTGGTCAGTTTCTTCAATAATAACTTGCATGTATTTTTGAAGAATTTCCTTTTCGACTTTGCTAGTTTTGATTAATTCAGCCCGCAATTTTAGTCTTAGAAGATCGTACATATCCAGGAGATGTTTAAGGTCCTTTTTCTTCAAAACAATCATGTCTCCAGTCCATCCTTGCATGAGCTTCCTTATGGCTTTTATCTCAGGTGTAAGCGTTATGATGGTCAAACCCTTCCAACAAATACTTCCTTACGACATTGGCGGCCTCACCCTTAGTTATATACCCATTCTTGTTTACGTCGAGGCCTGCATTTACTTTGTAAGTGACCGTGCCTTTGCGCCAAAGAACATATTCGTTTGGCTTCCCAACGGCAGCCGGCCAAAGAATGGCCATATAGATGTCTTCCAGTCCACCGACTTTTTTATAGTACGGCTGAAAATATTTTTCCACATAATCTAACTGTTGCACTGCAGTCATTTTCGAAAGAGCGGTCGTTGAAGTGCCAAGATATGCAGCCGTACGACTCATAAACTGGATTAGACCTGTTGCCGAAGAATTTGGATTCTTTTTGGATGGACTGAATGTTCTCCCCGTTTCAAAGGCCATACAAGCCATAAGATATGACGCGTAATCCGGAGGCCAGCCAAAGTTCCTACAGATTTCATGCACCCGCGCTCGGAACTCAGGGCTGACCTTCTTTCCCCATGCCAACACATATGCTTTCATATCTTTGCATCCATTCCGCGGAATGCATCCTGAATATCGGCGATATCGAAATCCCCGTGCTCAAGATAAGATATCCAAACTTGTAAGTAAACCCTAGACTTTTTCAACTCTTGCAGCTCAGCGTCCTTTCCACCACGACGATCGAGATATTTCCTAACCATGAATTCCAATCCTCCCGTGAACCTCTCCGGATCCCTCAATGTCTTTATCCGAGACATCGCTTCCAACCATTCATAATTTAGGATATAGTCCTTATAGTGCTTCGGATCGACAGGATTCGTGAGTGGCACAGGATCCAGCCAAATGTCCCTGTCACGCTCATTAGACCATCCTTCATAGTCTTCCTTGTTATCAAGAATCTTAACAATCTTCCCCAAGCGATTGTCAGTTACCTCCACGTAATGTCCACCCGCACAATACTGTGGCATTACCTCCTTGAAGTTAGTGGTTGTAAAGAAACGTGCTCCGGACTCTTCCTTCCAGCAGTCATAAGTGTAGTGCATGTTACGCGACCCTCAAGTTCTCAATGGAATTGTTGTGGCGATCACCGTCTATATTAACCACACGAGCATTCACAGGTATATTACCGTGCCATAAAATATAGATCACCCTGTTGATTGGTATACGCTTCCCCCTCAACGTTACAAATGGGAATCTTTCAGGATGTTTGGGGTCTTTTGTCAGATTGGAACCGGCAGCTCGACCGTTTGCCCAAACAAGGATACCCCTAACAAGCATGAATAATGTGCTGTACACATTAAATTCATTACTTTTTTCTATAATGGCCTTGACCCTTGGGACTAGCTGAATGTTCGCCAGAGTGGTGTTGAACTTATCACCATCCTTACAGACAGTGGTGAATTTGGAATAATCATAGTCACCAAAATGAAACACGAAAACCCCATTTCGCAGTAAACAGCGATTCAATCCTTTACTCAAAATTATCAATTCTGGATCACTAATCGGTGTGTATCGAATTTCCGCCCACGAATCCACCAGTTTGGGATCTGCACCAATGCGTACAAATCCAGTCCCGACCTGCTCGAAGGAGTCTTTCAAAATTTCTTGAAGCATGTTTGCCTCCAATTGCGTTTTTTGGGGAAGCCACACGGCTTCCCCAATTGTTAATTCCTAGAAAGGAATATCGTCACTGTTTTCCGGATCGAACACTTCTGTCTCCCCGCAAACCTCAAAGTCTTCAGTCCTTTTCTTAAACCTGAACACCAAATGCTTTAACACTTGGACCCCCATCAGAACATTGGCGATTCCCACGCCTCCGCCGTCACGCGGATATTCATATTGGAAAATTCTGACATTGCCTATCGAGCCATTGCCGATAGTGGCCGCGTCGATCTGCTCCATCTGCGCGTTCACCACATCGACCGGGGATGCAGGGCTTCCATCTTCTTTGATGGAACGCTTCCGAAGGTTGACGCGGAAATAGGGTTCACCGACGTCTGGAACAACAGGGCGTACCGGCAAACCAGCTGCCATCCATTCCGCCTTAATATCCTTATCAGATGTGCGGAGTTGTAGCTCCCAGGTTGGATTTGTCTTATTAAATTTCGCAGAAGGCCTTTCTGGGTCCAATTTTGCAAAATAAAGCTCAGCGTCACGAATAATCATTTGTTTCTACCTTTTTGATTAACATACTATTTCCTCTTTAAGAGCATAATTTCCAACCCCCAGTGTGGAAATTTGTAGCTTATTCCGCATTTGTAACCTACTGGTTCAAAACTCTCCAACAAGCCTCGAATATATATGTCATATTTGGACGTTGACTTTCACACTTAATAATATTCTGTCGTCGCTCTTTCCATAAACAACTATATCTTTATGTTCTAACTTTATCGAGTCCGGGATTAGCCCTGTTTCTTTATTAAATTTCTGAAAAAGAGATAGAAGATCACCCTCTAGCTTCTTACGTAACTCTAGTATTTGTTCAATTTCCATTTTCAATTATCTCAGCATACGCACCAGATGTCAGAAGTAATGATTCTTCCAGATTCGGTGTGGTAACTTCTTCTGGAATAAAGTATAAATCGCCACCACTATTTGAAGTTATAAGTAAAATCTCTACATATTCGCCCTTCCTCTCGCAAATATCAAAAATGTCAGGAGTCTCGCCGAGCGTCATGAACTCTTCACTGAAATCATTCCACACACTCGTAGGAATACTATCGACATCCGCGGTAGTCTCGCAGAGGTAGAAATAACCTCCGTAAAGTTCCTCTAGGTCATCCCCGTCTTCCGATGGCGCCAGCCCTCTGCGCATAAACCCAGGCAGTTCATTGAACTTCTTGAAAATCTTCATATGTTCTCCATAAAGCGATGCATTTTTTCATTGTGTTTGGTCTGAATTTTTCTATCAGCTCCAACCAAAGTTTTCTGTCAGTCTCTATGTCAATCTTTCTCCTATCAATAGCTCTTTTGAAAATCTCTTCAATGGCTTCATCACATTCATGGTTCTTTCGAAAATAAACATGAGCCACTAAAGCTTTAAGATTCT